TGTCGAGCTACGACACGAGTTCCGTTCCCGGCGCGTGGTTCCTCGATCTCGCCTCCATCATCGCCGGCGAGGTATGTCAGAAGTTCAGCTACACCGGGCAGGACCGCACCGACATGATGAATGCAGGGCTTGGCGACGGCGTGACGGTCGAGATCGGCGGCGGCGCCGCCGCCAAGTCGCTCAAGCAGATCACGCGGTTGAAGCCGACCTTAGAACCGTTGAAGGTTGACTATTTCTGATGCCTAACACTCCCTACATCCCAATTCCATGGCCGTTGAGCTCGTTCCCCGGATCAAATCTGCATCCCGGCGACAACACGCAGGAATCGGCCGGGAGGATCATCAATCGATACGCAGAAGCCTTGGGCGAGGCGCAGCATCCTACCGGACCATCGGCCCAGGTCTGGCGACGATCGCCCGGCCTGACACGCCACGCCGTCACGTCCCAAACCGGCTATCGCGGCGGCCTGATCGTCAACAATCTGTCCTATGAGGTGTGGAACAACAACCTATCGACGGTCGATGCTGGTGGCGGCGTGACCTCGCTCGGCAGCATACCGGGGACGGCCCCGGTCAGCATCGCGCGCAATCTGGCCGTCACCGTCGATGTCGTGATCGTCAGTCCGGGGGATGGAGCGTTCGCATCGACCGGTGGGGCGCCGCCCGTCTCATACAACGGCGGCGGCGTGCTGCCACAGCCCAACAGCGTGGCCTATCAGGATGGGGAGTTCCACTTCACGATCGCGGACGGCCGAGTGTTCGCCTCCGGGATCAATGCGCTGACGCAGAATGCGCTCACCTTCGTCAAGCTGCAGTCGAAGTCGGATGTCATCCTGCTCCGCGGCATTGCCTTCAACGGCATGATGTACTTTTTCACCACGGGCGGCTGCGAGGTCTGGCAGGACACGGCAGCCCCGACACCAGCCTATCCTTATACGAAATTCATGACGCTGGCCTATGGGCTGGTGCAGCAGAGCGCAATCGCGGGATGGGAAACCGGCTTCGATGACCTGATATGGGTGGCGCAGGACTTCAACGTCTACCGCCTGCCGTACAATACGCTGCAGCCGGGTCCGGCGATCTCGCCGCCGGCGCTCAACACGCTGATCGAGTTCGCGGTCAAGGCCGGCGATACGATCAAGGCCGGCGTCCACATCTCGGCGGGTCGTAAATTCTGGACGCTCACGTCCTCGACCTGGACTTGGCAGTTCAACCTCTCGACGCAGAAGTGGAACGAGCGGCAGAGCCTCAACGCTACCACCGGGCTCTATGGCCCGTGGCGCGGCGTCGGCGGCCACAACGCCTTCGGCAAATGGCTGATGGGCGATACGCAATCAGGAAACCTGCTGTTTACCGATAGTCAGAACTTCACCGAGGATGGGGCACCGCTGCGCTCGCGGATCGAGAGCGGGCCAGTGAGCGCATTCCCCGGCCAGACCAGGATCGCGCGCGCGGATTTCAATTTCGTGTTTGGGGTGGGCGAAAACGTCGCCAACTTCATCACCAATATCGTGGGAACGGCGGCCTCGCCTTCGCATCTGATCCGGCTGGAGGTCATCTCGACAGCGGGGATGACAAACAACGATCAGGTCAATGTCGCCGGCGTCCATGGCACGACCGAAGCCAATGGCACCTGGGTGGCAACCATCGTCGACCCGACCCACATCGATCTGCAGGGCTCGCTGTGGGCCAATGCCTGGACCTTTGGCGGGACGGTTACCGATGTCACGGCGCCGCATAACATGGTCGCCCCGGTGTGCGCCATATCGTGCTCGAAGGACGGCGGCATCACCTGGGACTACCCCGCAATCCGGCAGATCGGGACGCAGCAGCACGTCAAGGGCGTGCGCGCCTCGGTGAAGTCGCGCGGCATGTCGGGCATCCAGGGCGTGCGCTGGCGGGTCGATTGCAGCGATAGTGTCTACGATGGATTTTTGGGCGGCACGATGTCGACCAATCCGCTGGAGCCGCCGCCATGACAGCAGGAGCAAAGCCGCTCGGCCCGGCCGGAATGGCGGTCGTGCATACGGATGGCGTCCCGACCACGGAATTTGGCGCCTGGCTCGATTACGTCAATCGCTTTATCGCGGCACCAGGGCCGCTTGTGAGCGCGGCCAATGACGCCGCCGCCGCCGCGGCCGGGGTGCCGGTGGGTGGAATCTACAGAATCGGCAATGCCGTACAGGTGCGGCTAGTATAGGAGTACGTGTCATAGGCCTCTTCGACTACTTTAGCGGGCAGGACGCGCAGAACGCTGCGGATGCGCAGAAAGCCGGCATTCAACAGGGCTACGCCAATCTAACTCCGTTTTTCAGCCAGGGCCGCGATGCGCTCACGGGCGCGCTCGGCACCGGCACCGGCGCGCTGAATACCGCGCTGGGCAACGCGACGGGTGCTTATGGATCCGGCCTGACCGGCGCGACCGGTGCCTATGGACAGGCGCTCGGCGCCGGTACCGGCGCGCTGGGGGGAGCGCTCGCCGGATCAGTGGGAGCATACCAGCCCAACCTACAGACTGGTCAGGCCGGGCAGAACGCCTATGCCAATGCGCTCGGCGTCAATGGTCCGGCCGGCAACGCTCAAGCCGTGCAGAATTTCCAAGCCGGCCCCGGCTATCAATTTCAAATGGACCAGATGATGCAAAACCTGCTGCGCAATCAGCAGGCGACGGGACAGGCCAATTCGGGTGCGACGAATGTCGACACCTTGCAACAGGCTTCCGGCATCGCCAATCAGGGCTGGCAGCAATATCTGCAAAACCTGCAGCCGTTCATCGGTTCTTCGAATGCGGCGGCGCAAGGAACTGCCGGCGCCTACCAGAATTACGGCAACCAGGTCAGCGGTCTCAACCAGAACATCGCCTCCGGCATTGGCGGCGCGAACCTCGGCACGGCCTCGGGCCTCGCTGGAACCAACGTCAATGTCGGACAGCTCCTTGCCGCCCTCAATCAGGGCACCGGCAGTCAACTAAATCAAAGCCTGCAAAATCAGGGCAATGCGGCCTACGGCGCTGCCACGGGCATCGGCAACGCCCAGGCCAATGCGGATCTCGCTCAATACACCGCGTCCGGCAACTTGTGGAACACGCTGCTCGGCGGCGCCAATGCCGCAGCCAAAATCGCGGCGGCGTAAAGGACTGATCAATGGCCGGTCCCCAAGACTATCTGACGGTGAAAGGACCGGAAGGCGCCAGCTATTCGCTGCCGAAATTCGACCTCGGCTCACAGATCGCGTCGCTCCCGACTTCGTATCAGGAGGGCCAGCAGTACGGCGTCAAGCGCGCCCTGCAGACGGCGTTCAAGGACGGGTTTCCTACCGATCAGCAGGGAAATCCAGATTACAATGCTATGGCAACCCGCTTGCTGGCGATCGGCGGCCCTGAAGCCGCGCAGCCATATTTCCAAATGGGCTTGCAGCAGGGGAACGCAGCCGGCAATCAAGCACTTCTCAGCGGCCAGCCAGCGCCGCAAGGTGGCCAAGGCAATCCGCCGCAGACGTTCACGCCGATGGCGCCGAATGCAGCGACCGGCCCGAGCGGCATCACGGGCGAGCACCCGAGCACGGGCGGCGGATCGATCTTCCCATACAAGCCTGGCACGTCGCCGCCACAGATCGTCGGCGGCGGCCCGCAAGATGGCGCCGGCCTGGAAGGCAGACCTGCGCCGTTTGCCGGCAATCGCGATCAGCAGGGCGCGCCTCCTGGTCCAGTAGGTGGCGGCACATTCAATGATCGTATTCCACCCTACGGCGGAATGTCTAATCGACCAACCGTTGCCGAGGATGGCACTACTGGACAACCCACGGCGCCTACGTCATCGCGCGAGACAGCAAACAATGGCCAGCCAGACCGGCGCATGGTCGCGGCCGATCGGCTTGATGCGCAGGTGGCGTTGCTTCAGGCCCAGGCCGCGAAATACGGTCAATCGCCGGCCGCAGTGAAGACGTTGCAGGACCGTGCGCAACAATTCGCGGACCAGGCCAAGCAGTATCGAGAGGCGGCGCTGAAGGACACGGAGGCCACGCCTGAGCAAAAGAATCTTACTTCGGGCGCCTCCGGAAAAACCGCGCTCCAAAAGCAGGAGATCGATCAATCCGGGAAACTCTATCAGAGCCTTGTCGGCCAAGGGCGCACCGGCGCCACGATGGTGAATGATTCTCATGAGGCGCGTTCTATCCTGCAGCATCCCGATATGTTTACCGGCCTCGGAGCCGAAACGGCAGGGAAGACGGTTCAACTCGCCAAGATGGTCGGTCTCCCAGTAACCAGCAAGCTGCCCGAGCTGCAGGCCGAATTGAATAAGACGACATCGAGCGCCGTCCTCAATCAAATGTCGCTCCTGAAGGCATCCTCGGAGGAAGGCGGGGCCGGATCGGCGGGCCGGATATTCGTTCCCGAAGTCGAGCAGATGATCAAAGCAGCGACCAGCATAGACAACCCGACAGCGGCAAATCTTTATTTGACTACGATCAAGGAGCGGACCGGGGCATTCCTTGACCGCATAGGCAAAAT